TTAAATAATATACTAAAAATTAATGAGATTAGCAAGTTAAACAAATATACTGAAAAAAGAAAACCCCCACTAGTGTGAGGGCTTTCCCGTTGTTAGCCACAGAAACCAACAAACTGCGACAATGTTATTATCCTAAGACTAATGCTTTAATGTCACCTGTGTAAGTAGTTGTTGTTACTTGGTATGCACCAGCAGATACCATTTTAATTTTACAATCACTTGTTATATCATCTCCAGATACAAGACCTGCATTAGAAGATAAAGCAAATATTCTAACTTGTACATAAGTCTCAAGAACACCTGCTGTATTTGCTATAACATGATTTAGATCTTCAGTAACTCCTGCGGTTACTGCAGTACTTGATTCAGTAGAATCATCTCTTGTTACATCAGCAGTTATTGTTACTGCACCAGCTCCAGCATCTATTGAAATTCCAGAACCTGCTACAATTTCTGTTACACCAGAATTAGCAATAGTAATGTCATCTCCTGTACTTGTTAATGTCACACCAGTACCCGCGCTAAGACCTTTTACTGCTAAATCAGCTCCTGTGCCATCATTAACTAAAGTTTCAGTACCTCCAGCACTTGCTAATGTAACTGTTGAAGCGCCATCAGCATTAATTAAAGGACTTGCAATAGTACCAGCTCCTGAAAGTCCAGCACCAATTGTTAATCCTGTAAATGCAACTCTCATTGCTAAAGCTGTAGTATCAACATCAACATCAATACTTTCTCCTGAAAGAACTGTAAACGTATCTCCTGGGTTTGTTGCAATTGCAGAACCTACAGAAGCCCATGTATATGTTCCTGGGTCAGTATCAGTAATATCAAATTGACCAAAGTTATCTGCATTAACTACAGTACCAGGTACAGCTGATGCACCTGTTACATGACCATATGTATCAAAAGTAAAGTTTACTGATTGAATAAATGAGTTACCTGAATTATTACTAGATAAGTCAGTTACAGCAGATGTATCTTCATGAGATACAGTTACTGTTCCTGCTACAGCATCAGCTGCTACATCAATTCCAGGTCCAGCTAATACTTTTGCTAGTATTTGATTTGTAATAATAGGAGCAACCCATATTTCAAATGCAGCCATATCAGCAGATACTGTATAAGTTGTTATATCTGTAACAGGATCTGTTGTAGGTACTACATCAATAAATGCACTTCCAGCTACTACACTTGCAGGCGGAGCTACAGTACTGCATATATAATTTACTAATTTAGTAATTACTGTATCTAAGTAATCATTTCTTGAGATTACTGTGTCAGTATTACATACAAGATCAACTCCTGTATAAACAATACACTGAGTATTAAAAACCTCAGAGCATGCTGGTGGACAAGTCTGAGAAACTACATAAGTTCCAGAACAGCCACAGCTAGGGGTATTACAATTTGAACAAGCCATTTTTATTTTATTTTAATTTATATATATAATTTTTTATTTTTTTTAATAGCAACTTCTAGCTGCTGTAGTTGATGAACAATCTACAAAAGCAATTAATCCATCTAATGATGCAAAAAAGCCTCCTACTTGCTCTTCATCTCCTGCATCACAAGTTATAGGCCATGTTAAATCACTGCCTGCTGAATTAGGAAATCCTGATTCAGCTATAATATTACTTGCTCCTGCAGCAGGTAAATTTTGTATATCAGTGTCAGTATTTATAAAGTTAGGTATATACTCTCCTGCTCTAACATTAGAATTTATATATCGTAATGTAGATGAACCTACTAATGTAGTAGTTCCTCCAGAAATTTCTTGATTTTTCAATGTAGAAAAAAAGAGTACTCCTGATGATTTAATTCCAAATCTACCTACAGAATTTAATATAGTGCCATCAGATCCAACATTAATACCTCTACTAAATAAAGTAGGATATTGAAACAAATAATTTCCATCTAAATTTTCTACAGCACTTAATACACTGATAGGCATAACGCTTGTATTCTGATTCCAAAAAACTGATCCACTAGCATCCAATGTTACAGACCCTGCACCACTAGTTGCAGGACCTACACCAGTAAGACTATTATAATCATTACTAGCTGTAAGAGGTACTATTGTATCGTCTACCCCATAGTTTCTAGCTAAGGGTATCCATGCAATTCCTCTAAAATGAATTTGATTTCCTACTCTTCTACATTGTGGTATAAGGCTAAGAACTGATCCACTGTACCAATTAAATCCTTCTAAATTAACCCAACCTGTATCTTGAATTTTAGCAGTTAACTCATTACCTGCTGTTAAATTTAAATTTACAGTATTTGTATCTGCTACTGTAATTGTAAAAGCATTTGTAGATAAATATGTAAATATATCACAAAGTGAAATCCATAGATTATTTACAGCATCTGCTACAGATATATAACTAGCATCATCAACCCATGTACCCGCATATCCTATAGACATTTGAGTACCCTTTGTTAAACTAACACTAGTATCTGTTATACATGCTCTACCTACAGCTGCAGTTAATTCAGTTGCACTACCTGTAGCAGCAACATATCCACACCAAACATTATTTATATATTCTTCTAAAAGAGTATCAATTTGATTAGAAGTTCCACTCAATAAACTTCCTATCTGACATCCAATAGTAAAACTAGGTAAAGTTAAAGTAGCTTTAGGAGCATTTTCTAATATTGCAACTCTTGTTATAATATCAACTAATTGATCATTTATTAAACTTACTTCTGTAATTAAATTACAAATTCTTTCTCCGATAAGTTGAACGTAATCTACTAGTTGCATTGTTCTTTGAGTACCTATAACAAAACATTCTGCTACTGATACTACACAATCTGGACAACCTGAAGCTTCTTTAGATGCTGGTGTAATACCTTCATTTTCACAAATCTGATTAATCAAAAATTGAATAAGAGCTTGAAAGTCATCAGGACCACAAGCTTGTAAGTTAAAACATGATAAATCGTAATTAGAAACTTTTAATGTATCTAATACTGTACAAAGCTCTGTTGCTAACTTATTTATTACATCTGAAACAGTATCTCCAGTACACAAATTTATACAAGAAATATCAGGTCCCTGCCAAACTACACAGTTTGAAGAGATAGGGCTACAAGGCTTATTATCTAAATTTAACGGTTTCATACTTTCTGTTATTTATAATATACAAATTATTATTAAGAATTGCAAGAACAATTAGACCCAGTCTTACCACAACAATCTGTTGTTGGTAAACATTTAAATTTAGGATCATATAATGCTTGTAATTCTATTAGTTCTTTACTTATCATCCATTTTTCATCTAGTTCAGGACAACAGTTAGATATACCATATCTTAATGCTAATGCTTCTTTATAAGCTATTTCTGCAAAGTTACATGTAATCTTATCATATTTTTCAGAAGAACATATAGGAGTATTATACCCTGGTTTTATTTTTCTATCATTAGGGAAATACTGTACACAAAATCCTGCTTTATCTCCTAACAGATTTTCAAATACATTGCAATCTCCGTAAAAATTAAATATACCTTTAGGATTAACTGTATTATCCCATCTTTGAACACAATATCTCAAAGAAGAATGTCCAGACTTTACTGTATCAGTAACTTCAGAATCACCATTAGCATTTATAAAAGTATATGTTTGATCTTGCGTAGTATTATTAAATACAGTTGAGCATTTTGGAGTAGTAGATCCGCAAGTAGAACAATCTGTAAAATCTAAAGTTAATGTAACTTCTTGAAAATTTGCAGGTTCGGTTAAGGGAGCATAAAGACTAACTGTATAACATCCTGTACATCCATTTATTTGAATTACACTACCTACATATCCAGATAAATTAGTTGAAGTAATAATTACAGGAACACTGCTTGCAGGGTCACAATCATCTAATTGATAATATGTTGTTAAACATGTTGTGCAATTTGTAAATAGTAAAGGTGTAGTTATTGTAGTTTGACTAGGAGGTTGATAATCAATTTGCTCTACACTCCAACATGCACAATCATCTTTAAGAACATTTCCTACATATGCAGACAAATCTTGAACACTATAAATTACTTCATTTGCATTTTCACAATTAGTAAGTTTATAAGCTATTGTACCTATACATTCATCACAACTAATATAACTCCTTATAATGGTTAAATCTAAAGGACAATCACAAGGTGATGTTTCAGTAACAGTCCAACAACCTTCATAGCCTGCTAATACAACTACTGAATTTGAATTAACATATTGTGATAAACTTTGTAATGTTGATGTAATAGTAGAATCTTGTGTAGGATAAGCTGTAGGATCACAATTAGTTAATAAAAAACATTTATCTGGACATTCCTTATCTATACAAAGACCATGTTGAATAATAACAGCTGGAGGCTGTAAAGGAACTTGTTTTGCTAAAGGAGGAGTTTGTGAACAAAACTTATCTGGAGCAAATGTAAGTTGAGGATTTCCATCACAATCAGTGTATGAAACTACTCCTGGAGCACTAATTACCTCATAACAGTTACAATCACATGGATCAGCACTACTGTTAGTTATTGTTAGGTTATTTACAGGATTTGAACAAACTCCTTCATTTATTTGAACTAACCAAGAATCTGTAAATCCTTCTAATGTAACATGATTCCCAACAACACTTGCAAAATCTTCTGCAGTACTTTGAATTGTTGTTCCATCACAGTTAGTAAGTAAATAACAAATAGGTGTACAATCAGGGCAACCTGCAATAGCTTCAGGAGAGTCACAATCACCTTTAAATACAAATGATAATTCAGCAATAGCATCAGGAGGATAAAATAAAAGATCATACTCTGCTAAAGTAGCAGGAGCACCTGATAAGCCATCTCCAACTACCCCTATTGACCAAGTATAACATTGATTAGGAATTAATGGATAGCCTGGTATAATAGAAGTAGATGTTGAAATATTTACAGGAGTATAAGTTTCTACACCATTATATTGATTAATATTAAATGATGGCATTGAACCTCCTTGACTTCCACCTATATAAGGTTCACCTCTAAAAAATATAGCATCTCCTTCACAACAAGGGTCTGCTTTTATATAATATTGACCTGCATCACAGTCTGTACAAGTTACTCCAGCGTTACACTCTCGCGCATGTGTACCACTAATATCAAGAACTTGATTTATAAAAGATTGAGGTACAATATCAAAAGTAGCTCCTGTCTGACCAAGGTAAGTAAACTTATAGCAAAAACCTGGAAAAACAAGATATGCAGGTTCATTATTACCATTACTACTATTAAGATCAAAACCGTTAACAGGATCTGCTAAAGGGAACTCATATAGACCGTCATCTAATGCAGCGCCAGGTACTATTATAAGTATAGACCTGTTTGTATTACAGCAATCTTCTACTAAGTAATGATTTAGAGCCATTTGAACATTTTATTTTGTAAATTTATTTAAGTTTCCTTGTTTTAGTTTTGCTTCATATGTTGCTATACATGCTGAACATACTTGTTTTTTATCTGATGCTGTTCTTCTTTGACATCCGCATGAAAGAACTTTACCACAGTTTAAACATTTTGATCCTGCTGCCATAATTTGTTGGTTTAATTTGGTTTAACAATGTCTACAATCTAATTTATTTAAAAGTTTTAAAGCATAATTATAAAGTGTCATTCCTTCTTGTTGACTATGACAAGTTTCTACTTTAGCTTTTGCTGCATCTAAATACATTCTAATCAATCTAAGATGTCTTAATTTATCTTTAACAGATGCAGGTGGATCACAATCTGCTACATCTATATCACACAAGATTTTTTGATAAAGATCCATTGCTTGAGTCATCCTTAAATGATTATATTCTACATAAACCATATGATTTGGGTCTACTACATATTTTATTACATATATTCCATCAGGTAAGTTTACATATGATTGGTCGCAATTTTCCGTTTGTAGTCCTAAATCACATCCTGTTAAATTGCAAGATGATTCAGGTTGAAAATGTACTTCTGTAGCATAAGTATATCCTGGAACTGTAATTTGAAGTTTGGGTTCAAAAATAGCAACTTGTGGAGAATATACACTTGTATCAAAAACTTTAAAGACACAAGGATTTCCTACACTAGGTATTTCTAAACTTAATACATGATTTGCCATATTGATAAATAAAAAAAGGGAGAGGAGAAAATAAATCTCACTCTCCCTTTAATGAGTAATTAATTATATTATACTACTACAATACTAGCAGCAGCACATGGAACACCTGCTTCAGCAGTTTGTTCAACACAGTCATTACCAACAGCAGCAGTTACAGCATCAATATCATCACTAAGATTTTTCAATGCTCCAGCACCTAATGTACCTGCAGGACCAGCAATCTCAAGTAAATATTGATCATTGTCAAATGTACCTGAAGGATTGTTATATCGTGGAATGCTATGCAAAATAAACAATCTGTCATAAGATGCAGTTCTATCAACTTGCCCTGCTCCTGTACCTAACATATCATTACCTTGAGTAATTTCACGTATTCTAAGATCAGTTGCAAAGTTAACTTGTCTGTAAGATTCTGATAAAATAAAATCTCTAGCAACAGTTTCACCTAATCCTTCTGCTTTTCTACCTTTACACTCATCTACAATACATACTCCAGTAAACTCACATGGATCACCATTCAAGTCAACTTCAGAAGCATATAATCTTAAAGGCTCAGTTCCGTAGAAATCTGAAGGTTGGAAAGTACAATCTCCAAACTTAGTATCTTCATAAGCACCAACTAATGTCAATCCAGCACACTCATCAGTGTAAGCAGCAGGAGTATAAGCATCTGTAGTTGTTGCAATAACTGTAGCTGGAGCAACTAAACCTAGTTTAGTATTAGTAGCAGCAACACCGTTAGCAAGTACTGTAGCAGAAGTTCCTTCAGGATATACTAAAGTTGCACCGTCACCAATAGCACCAGCAGCACCAGCAGCAGATACAGTAACTACAGGAATAATAAATGGAGCAGAATTATCTCTACCATTAGGTCCAGCACCTGTTAAAATAACACTGTCTGAAATTTGCTCTGCCCAAGAAAGAAATACAACAGCTGGGTTAACAGCTACAGGAGCAATTGCGTCATCTGCACAACATCCTGTGTAAGCAGTAATTTCTTGGTATGCTTGATGATTCAGCATTCTTAATGCTGCAGACCCTTTAACGTCTATTCTCAAATGATAATTTTCACCACATAAGAACGTTGGGCAGCAATCAGCTGTACCAGTAGTATATGGTGTAGTACCAATGTGCAAGATAGATTGTTGTGCATCATGAGCAGCAACACCCCATACTTTAGAAATAAATTTAGGATTAATTCCTTTTGATTTAATTGATTCTTTGTACCCTCCGTGGAAAGGTCCAATTTTATCATTTACATAAGGAGCACCTGATGCAATAATAAATTGACATTTTGATGGAGTAGCCACATCTAGTGGAGCCCAAGTCTTTGCATCATACAAAGATAATTGTCCTGAAGTCAGTGCACCACTGGAAGCAGTAGGTGTAGCAGGTACAGGATCAACATAAGAAGACATTACAAATGTCTTTCTAAAAGCGTTGTTAAAATAAGCCATTTTTCTTTTTTTTAAATTTTATAAATAAATAATATACTATAATATACTAAAAGTTTTTTAATTAATCAAATTAAGATTAATTATTTCTTTCAGCAGTTTGACTACCTCTTGGATATTGTACTGGTGATTCTATATCTCCAGCTATTATACTTACTGCTTCATCAATAATTACTTCAATAATATCATCTTTAAATTCAGATTGAACTTCTGTAAGTGATTCTACATTAGTATATGGATCTACACAACCTTGTATTTGAATTTTTCGTGGTTGTCTGTAGTAAGTTAAATCAGCTTGTGATATTTCAAATTCATTATTAGTATAAATATGAACTTGATTATTAATTAATGTAGCAAATGTTTCTGCCCACTCAAATGAAGGTTTCTTAGATTTATCTCTTAGCAATTGATTTAGATTACCTTCTTCTGCAAGATATACTGTCATTCTTCTATCATCACAGCAATCTTTACAAGCAAATACATCTACCCTTTTAAACTGCAAATAGTTTTCAGGAATAGTACCTAAGAAATAATCTTTTTTATCTATTAATGAAAGTTGATTATCAGAAAGTAAAACTTGAAGATCATCTTTTCTTCTAGTAGATTGTTCATCACCTTCTTTAACAATGTTAAGTCCATGCAACTGTCTTCTACACCATTCTACTTGTGCTTTATTAAAAGCCTCAACAACTTGCCAACATTCTATATTATCATAGTCTTGACTATCAAGCTTGTTAATCCTTTGTTTTAATTTTATGACTATTGTACTATTTAACATTATTTCTTTTTCTTTTTCAATTTACTTAATGTAATTGCAAATCTAGCACGTTGAGCAGTCTTACCTTTACCCTTAGCTTTTTCTCTAAGCCAAGACTTTTTAATTCTCTTATTCTTTGTATCATAACCACCTTGTCTTTTAGCAGTTGCTGTAAGAGAACCTGGCTTTTTAATCGCCTTCTTGATATTTAACTTCTTCTGTGCCATCTTTAATAATCCCAGTAGATAAAGATTTGATCATCTGTTTCTTCTGGATTCTTAAAAGTTTTACTCATATAGTAATATACAAAAAAATCATTAGCATTTCCACCTTCTTCTTGCTTTTCTCAAACGGCTATTTGGATCTTTAGCAGCTTTAGGAAACTTTTTCATTTGACCTGCAGATCTTGCACAATAACTTTTCTTTCTAGCTCCACCACCTGGTTGAGGTGCTTTAAGATTAGAACCAGTTTTACGGTTAATGCTTTTACGACCCTTAGCAGTAAGACCACCTTTCTTAGACTTACAACCATTCTTGATTGTACAGCCTTTCATAGCTCCTTTTTTCTTAGTACTTTTTTTAGTTGAAGCCGCCATTATCTTTAAACTTCTGATATAGTTTATAACCTCCTATTCCCGCTCCAACTGTAGCTGCTGCGCCTGCTACTTTTCCAAGAGCTTTTTTTAGTTTACCACCACGTTTACCAAATGTCTTTTTACAACCTTTTTTAGGTTTGTCACATTGTTGTGCTCCTCCTTTTTTCATGTAGTTATCATAACTACTCATCATTGCACCTCTTTTAGCTTGCTTAAGATCATTAAAGTATCCTAGTACTTCTGCAGGATTTGTTTTGTTATTTGCCATTACCTTTTCTTTTTAGCTTTAGGTTTAGTATGTGTATAACCTTTCTTTTTCATACGGGTGTGATCAGCCATAACTTTTGCTTTATAACCTTTTCCTGTTTTAGGATCATACATCATATGAGCTTTAAACTTCTTCTTAGCAGCACTTTTTTTAGCACTACCTTTTTTCATTTTAGTCACATCCTTAGTCATTACTTTTGCGTATGCCATTACTTTTTCTTTTTAGTTGTTTTTCTTTTTCTAATAGCACTGGTTCTTTTACCCATGCCAACTTTTTTCTTTTCTGCAACAGCTTTAGCCTTTTGTGACTTAGACATAGAACCCCAAGTTCTAGGAGTCTTGCTAGAAACTTTTTTACTAGGTCTACACTTCTTAGTTTTTTTATTCTTAGAAGACCCGCAAACATTACCCTTTTCATCAGTCCACTTTTCTTTGAACCAACGTTTAAGATCTGCACCTTTTTTTGTCTTTCTAACTGCCACTACTTTTTATTTTTACTCTGACCAGCTTTCTTTTTTCTACACTTAGCAATCATACCACTAGCATAAGCTGATGGAAAAACTTTATGAGCTCTTTTAGCTGCATAATAGCAAGAGTCTTTTATGGTTTTACTTTTTGCTTTAGCTTTCATTTTGGCCATGTTACTTTCTTTTAAGTGTTTTCCTTCTAGGTAAAGTTTTTTTAGGTGTAGAAGCTGATTTGCCAGCTATAGTCTGTAGTTTTTTAACTTCAGCCATAGCAGCTTTTTTAACATCAGCCATTAACTTAGAATCCTTTTGAATCTCTTGAGCTCTTTGTAAAGTACTCATTGCTGAAGCTACTTCAAACTCTCTCATTTCTTTTTTACTCATCATAATGAACCTCCATTTCTTAGTTGTCTTCCTTGTATAGTTCTTGGATTATTAGAATACTTAGGCATCTTTTTACCACATCCACATCCTCCACCATACTTCATGATAGAATCTGGACCTGTTTCCATCATCATTCCAGCTCTAGCCTTTTTAATTCCTCCAGTAGTATAATCAAATTTCTTCATAACTTTTATTTTTGTCTTCTAAAAGATCCTTTTTTATAAACCTTACCACAAGAACCACCACGCTTCATTTCATAACCATTCATGGCTGATGTTAATGCAGGTTTAGCCATTGTAGACCCACCATCTCGTTTATAACCTTTTTTCTTAAGTGCATCAAATAGTGCTTGACCACCATCTTTGTAGTATTTCATTCCTGACATAATATATATTTTTTTATCAATTAACTTTTATTTTCTTGGTTTTGGTTTACTTGTTTTTTTAGCTTTTGGTTTTTGTTTAGGAAAAGGAAAAGGAAAAGGAAAAGGATTAGGTTTTGGAGCAGGTTTAGGTTTTGGAGCAGGTCTAGGCTTTGGAGTAGGGTTTGGAATAGGCTTTGGAGTAGGTTGTTTTCTTGCTACTTTTGACTTTGCACTTGATGTTGATCCTCCTGATCTTCCACCTGTTGCACCTGAAGATGTAGATGTAGATTTACGCTTAAATGTTTTTTTACTAGTATTATTACTATTACTTGTAATTTTAGTTTTTTTAGTAGAAGTGTTGTTACCAGCAATTCTTCTATCACCTCTTACATTAATATTCTTTTCTTTACTTCTAGCTGAACCAATAACTGCAGTTGCTCTTTTAGTACGGTTGTTTTTCTTAGTAGTAAGATTTTTATCCGCTGCAGCTTTAGCTTTAGAAGTTGTAACTTTACGGCTAGCCTTACCTTTATTTTTTATAGCCTTTTTTGCTTGTTTAATTTTAGTTAGCTCTAACTTTGCCTTTTCTTTTGCGGCTTTTTTCTTAATCCTTTTTAGTGGGTCTCCCATGGCTTTAATTTATTTTTTTATTAATTAACTTTTCCAATAATTTTCACATTCTTTAGTTAAATCATCTAAAATATCTTCATTAAGAGGATTTTTTAAGAACTCAACTACATCAGAAACATTTCTTCCTAACATAGCATTCTTTTTATTGTGATAAATATGTCCATCACTCTTAGTAATAATATACTTAAAAAAACTGGAATCTTTAACAATACTTCTAATTTTTAATGTTTCCATGTCAGATTCTACTGTATCTAAAAATTGAGTTACTGCTCTTTCCATATTGCTTTCAGCTCCTTCTCCATGAATGTGTGTATCCATATTTTCATATAAAACATCTAATGGAGTAGACTTTTTGTACTGTGTACTACTTGCATCTACAACTTTTGCTACATAAAATAATTTAGTACTATTTTTATCAAACAATTTTTGTAGTTCAGATAGCGCTTTATTTCTAAGTTTTTTATATTCAGTTCTACTAGATACAGTTTCTGCGTCTTTATCTAAATAAAACTTAGGTGGTTTTGGTTTTGATTTTGCATCTTCATAACTTTTTGCAATTAAAGAAAACCCTCCTGCCTCAATAGCATGTAATTTAATTCTATCATAAGGATCATTCATATTAAGAAACTTAGTTTCATTTCCTATACTTAAATCTATCTTATTCCAAAATTCATTGTTATCTGGTTTTAATAACTTTACTTTATTCCAAAAGTCTTTATCTTCTGGGTCAAGTATATTAGAAGCTAATTCTGCTTCTAAATCTGCAACAGATTCTCTTATCTGTTTTACTCTTGCTTCTCTTTTTTCTTTTGAAAGTTTTTTAACTTCTGGAGCAAACTCATTAAGACCTGTTAGATATCTATTAATTCCATTGATCTCTAGACATGCTAACTGCTCTTGATGTTTTATTCCATCAAATAAACTTAATCCATAATTTTCTAATCCCATATTTTCTGATCGTGCATCAAAATATGGTTTAATAGAGATTTTTGATTCTCTACTTGCTGATGGTGTTTCCACCATTGTAAATTGTTCTTTTGCCATTGGTTTTGTTTTTGTTGATTATTATTTTGTTGGTTATTAAAAAAAAAGGGAGAGGAAAAGCCCTCCCCCTTTTAAGAATTTATTGTTTAGATTAGAATGATCCTCCAGTAACTGGGTTTCTCATTACAATCTTCAATACCTTAGTTGGATCTTTTACCCAAATTGCAGGCATTGTTTGTGACATCATGACGCGGTAACCATTAAATTGTCCAGAAGACTGGAATCCTTGGCTACGTCCCATGTAGTCCATTGTACCATTTTGATACCACCACTTAAGTTGATTATCCCAAGACAATTTCAATAAGTAGATATTGTCATTAGTATTATCAGTGATGTCAAAGATAATGAATGAATAAGAAGATAATGGGAATCCATCAATGATTGGGTTCTCAATATCATTAGTATTTACATTATCAAATGCTGGGTTAAGTACAAACTTAACATTAGCAAGGAAAGGAATTACATAAGAAGTGTAAGCAAATCCAAAGTTCAAGTCCATACCTTGACCAGTGATAGCACCGATATCAGCAGCTTGAATTACAAGACCTGAAGCAACTGCTTCTCTCTTGATAGCTTCATTTACCATTCTCATTCCACCCATACCAGTTTGGACAATCAATTGTCTACTTGGATCTGGACCTTGGAATTCAACTTTACCGTTAAAGAAGTTATAAATCTCAGAACGGAATAGATCAAGGTTAAAGTTGTTCTTGTTATATACTCTTTTGAAAGAGTTATCAAGTTGTTGCCAAAGACCTACAGATAATCTCAAATCATCTGGTCCGTCTTGTCTAACTCTACCACCTTGTCCCCACATTAGGTAGGACTCAATGTCATTTGCTACTTTTGTTAAGTGAGCAGCTTCCATTTGTGTAAGGAAAGATCTAGAAAGATCACCATTATCAAAGGCTCTTTTTACACCCTCTTTACCCATTTTAGATACCATATCATCTAGTGATGCTACAGAAGGATCCATGTTATCTCCTGAAGATCTCCAGATCTCAGTTACTGGTACAGTACCATCAGCATTCATTCCACCTTTGATCATAAGATCAGCTCTAGAAGAAACTGAATAGTGAACGTGTGCTTCTGCCCCACCTACATAGTTGTAGAATTCACGGAAACCTGTTCCTGTAGTAATGTCAGAAAATCTTTCTCCATACTCACCTCTTGCAGAACCTTTTCTAAAGTACTTAGTTCCATTTTCTAAAAAGCGAGAATCAAAAGTTGCAGAGTTGTTATTGTTAACCATCTGCACAGTGTAGATAAATCCATCACCTGTAGGAAGAATATCTTCATCAGTAATGTAAAGTTCAGCTCCATTGTATTTGTCATATGTGATAATATCACCATGTCCAAATTCTCTGCAGCTCATCTTAATGCGGAAAGTAGTACCATCTGCACCTCTTGTATCTGCTAATGAAGGATCAATGTCTTCAACAACATAAGGAAGGTCTCTAGATACTGGTGTTTGCCACTTATACTCTCCACGAGCATTATCTACTTCAATTACGTTCTTTCCACCAAAGCTAGACATTTGATAAAGAGGCATTTCAACTTTCTGAGACATTGCCCATAAGTCCACTGGACCTAAGTCCATTGGTTCTGCATCTTTCAACATGTTAACCAAGTGGTAAGAATCTACGTGTGAACTTGCGCTGTACGCTGTATCCCGTAGAAAGATACCATTGTTTAAAACTGGAGTTGCCATTTGTTTTTATTTGTTTTTATTTGTTTACTAATTAAAAACGTTTGAACATATTGTTCTTACGTTGTATTGTTGGTTTTCTTGTTGGTTGTTGTCTTCTTCTATTATTATTATTAGAATCTTGAATAGATGAAGAACTATTTTTTTGTGACTGAGCAGTCTTTAATTGCCTAACTGTTTTTTCTACAGCATTTTTAGATCCTTGATCTTTTATTTTAGTTTTATAACCATCTGGATCAGATAGTAGCCATAAAGCTTCTGCAATTAAATCATGTCTTGGTTCTACAAACTGATATTTTTCAAGTAAATGCCCTAATAAATTAGTAGGTTTACCTGATATAGATGGATAATTAGGTTGAACTAAACCAGAATATAAATGATTTTGAATTTTTTTATCTAGTTTTATTTGACCTAATGTACCTTCTGATAATGTATTATATACATTGTCCATGTATTGAGCGGCAGCTTCTTCTTGTTGAGATTTTTTATGTTCTTGCTCTGCTAGTTTTTGGGCTACTATTTTTTCTTGCATTTTATCCAACTTTGGTTTAAATTGGTTAGCTTTTTTACTTAGTCTTTCAGTATCTGCCCAAGTTTCAATTTCTTCTTCTATTTCTTCACTAGTTCCAAAATTAGTTGCTGTTAAATATTGTCTTGCAATTTCAGCTTGATGATTCTCATCTTCTGGATTTAATTCCATAACTTCTTCAACATGTGAAAGAGTTCTAAATAATCCTTTTAAATCTTGACCACCATCAGCAACATATTTTGCAGCTACTTGAAGTTCAGAAGGAAGTGATTCAAAAAACTCTTTAGGAGTATTTTTTCTTATCGTAGCTTCTCTTTCTTGAAAATTAGCTTCAAACAATTCTCTAAAGTCTTTAGTACTGTATTCTGATAAATCTTTATCATCATCAAATGCAAAAAGAGTTCCTTCTTCAATCATTTTAGAAGCCAACTCTTGCAAACCATTCTTATCAGTTTTACGTCTTCCTGGTTTATTTTCTACAGTTTCTTCTTCTGTAATTGCATCATCTAATTCAGCTAATGCTTCATCTACTAAATCTTTAGTATCTACAGGAGTTTCAACTTTTTCTTGTTTTTCAGTTGTAGTCTCAGTCTTGTCAATGAACGTTGTGTCAAGTTCTTCTTTTTTAGAAAAAATATTTGACTTTTTATCTTCTATTTCTGGTTCAACTTCTTCTGAAGGTAACATTACACTTTCAGCACCTGGTTGACCAAAAATTTCATCTAAATTTACTTCTACTTCCTCTACCGTTGTAGAGTCTTGCACTTGAGTTTCCTCATTTAATTTTTCTGCCATTTGTTAGTTTTTGTTGGTTATTACTTTAATATACTAAAATAAATCTTAAAGATTTAGAATTCTTTACAATTCTTTATTAAAAATTTTGCATTATATAGCTAAATTATTTTTTCTTATTATCTTTAGAAGATTTAAAATCATATTTATTCTTATTTTCTTTAGCAATTTGCAGTTGAGTATTAGCAATATCTCTTTGAGCTTGAATTCTTTGTTCTTCAACATTTATTTTTTGAGAATGCTTTACCATATCATTTGCTTGCCTTTGTCTTTCAACTTGAGTTTGTTGTTGATATTGTTCAGTTTTACGTATATTATTCATTGCATCTTGATAATCGGATTGCTGATTTCTATTTAAATCAACTGTTGACCCATATCCTGCAGCTCTAATTTCAGCAATAAGAATATCTTTTTGTCTATCTTTTTCTTTTTCCATAGCTTGAGAATCAATTTTCATTTTCTCTTGCTGTTGCTGTGCTTGAAGTTGTTGTTCTTGCATTTGCTGCTCTTGTTGCATTTGCATTTGTTGTTGCTGCTGTTGTTTTTGTTCAGAATCTTTCATGGCAGCATTAAGTTCAGCAATAGAATCTGATTGAACAACTTTTCCTAAATCATATATAGAAGCACCAGTAGTATTGTTTTGAAGAGCCATTTGTTTTAACTGTTCTAATATTGATCTATGATTAGCTGTTGTAGATGTAAAAATATTAAGATCTCTCATTAACATATCTATACCATTAATCTCAAAATTAACTTTTTCATCTGCACTTGTAATATATGTTAACCTATTAGAAGGATTTGTGCTATGATAATATTGTGAAAGATCAGTACGCATTTGATGAACTCTTGGCATTAAATAATCACAATGTTGAATAAAATATGTTTCTGTTTGAGCATATGATGCATTAGCAGCTTGTTCTACACCTGTAGCTGTCATTTGAGATAATTGTTGACCCATTCTTTGTGGATTAACACCAATTGTCTCATAAGCTTGTTGTTTAAAATAATTTGCTAATTGAATTCTAGACATCAATCTATTAGTTTGATCTAAATCTAATTTTTGAAAATGTTGAAAGTTTAATGCATTTTCTGTATTTGTAATAGAAGTATCTAAAGGTAACATTCCAAAATCTTTCATTGCAACATAAGCTTTAGATAAATTACCTTTACCCCAATCTTCTCCTAAAGAATGTTGTGGTAATGTATTCTGATCTAACATAATTACAGTACCTAACTCATCAACTAAAATATCTGCAATTTGGTTATTTACCATATTATAACCAATTTGAAAAGGTTTCATTAAATCTACAAGTGCTGTAGATTTAGTATTTCTATCTGAAAATACAGCACCTTCTACAGGAAGTTTACATCCATATAAGTTATTGTCACCTTTAAATTGAAATTTTAATTTACCAGGATTTTTCTTATCAATACCTATATACATAGGTGTAAATCCTGAAGGATTATTCATACCCCAATAGCTTGGGACATTAGGTCCTATTTTAATGCCACCCCAAACTTCATTAATCCAAATCCATTCTATGTGTTCACCAAATACTAAATTATCTTTAGTTTTGTTTTTAAACAATCTATTATCATATATTGGTTTATCTGTAATTTTATAATCTTCTGTAATAACTTCATTTAAAACTTCACCTTCATCTGTAATTTTAGTTAAGTGACCAAGTTTTCTTTGAGACTTCCAATAACATGTTGTCACTCTTAATAAATAAGCACTTCCATCATCTTGATAATCTTCTCCTTGTGAAAGTATTCTATTTACAATATCATCTCCATCTGAAACTGTACTATCACCCATAAAGCTAGTATATTGTCTCATTGCTAAAGAAGGTCTTTGTGTATTCCATTCATGAGATTGAGTTGGATCATAAAAACTTCCATCATTTTGAATTCCTCCAATACTATAACCAGCTGCTCTTATTGGATATATTGCTTCTAAAGCTTCTAATTGCTTTTCAGTCATAAGATATCCATACTTATCAATTACATCTGATGTTGTAAGCATATCTGTTTTACCAACCCAGTTACAATCAGAAATATATCTTGAATCAGGAGATTTATGATAAAAGGTTAATGCTGGATTCCAAAGTTCAACATCATAATCATCTTCCATCATTCTCATATGCCAAAACTCTCTATCAGTAATAAGCATATCTCTAAAAGCTCTTTCTTCTAGTTCTTCTAATCTAAATCTTTCAACGTCTACTTTGTGTTGATGAGTAGCCCATTCTTCAATCATAGATCTGTAACTTTTTTTAAAGTACATTTCTATTTCTGGAAGTGTTTTTAAATTATCTTGACTTAATTGTTGTTGCGCTTCTTCTGATTCTGGATCTAAACCTTGAGCTAGCAAAGCAGACATTGTTTTTACTTTAGCTTGATTTACTAAAACATTTTCTACTTCAACTCTTTTTTGTTCAAGCATTTCATTATAAGAAAATTCATCTACAGCACGATATGAAAGCTTTGTTGATCTTTTTGCAAACTCTGCTACAAGTACATTAACTACATTAGGTATAATAGGATAAAATTTAAGCTCTAATGCAGAACCTTCACTTTGATTATCAGTTAACATACTGACAATATCTCTAGACTCATTATCATCTTCTACTATATAATCAGTTCTATCTATATGCCCTTTAGCTAATTTATAATTTTTTAAAAGTCTTCTTGAATTTCTTCTAAGTTGTTTTAATCCATTCCATTCAAGCCAATCAAGATTCCAAGCTGCCCATTGCTCATCTTTTTTCTTAGATGATAAAAATTGAATAGGTTGTGTAATAGTACCCATTTTATTTTGTTCAACTTTAGCGCCTTTTTTTAACTGGAGTGCATTAAATACTTGCATAGTTATTATTTAATATTTTTAAAAGCAGATCTTTTACGATTACTACCTTTTATTTTTTTATTTTTTCTACCCATATGAGTAAATGGACTACTGTTTAATTTAAACAAATTTTCTGACTTTTGCAACTTTTTAGCTGCGTCATCCCTTATAATCTGCTTAGTATAACCTCTATTAGACTCTTGTATTCTCATAAAAGATACAAGTGCTACAAATGATACTAATCTATCTACGTTAACTCCATCTGCATATTCTTGCATTTCTTTTATTAACATAGGATCAGGAATTCTCTCTATTCCATAAGTTGTTTTAACTACTGTACCATCTTCTTTTGTTTCTTGATCTAACTCTTCTCTAATGTATTCAATAGCATAACTAAGCATGTGAGCCTTAAACATTGTTCCTGTATTCTTCCAACCATATTCTTGGAACACATTCTTATTAGCACCTAAATCTTTTAAAAACATTATTTGACTTTTTGGAACAAGATACTTTTGTTTCTTTCTACTTATCATATAGTTAATAAATAAAGAAATGTTATTCTCAATTACTGTCCAGGCATTGTACCATTCTATTATAAGTTCTAATCTCTGATGCGTTTGTTTTATATCATCAAATCTTCCGCACCATGCTGCTACTATTTTGCTTTGTTCAATGTATGTTTCAGTTTCTGTTCCTGTTACTTTAGTAACTTCTACAGAATTCTTCATTACATAAATAGAACATAATGAATCTGATGTTGTAGTCTTACCTTCTGCAACGGGGTCAATTGAAGCATAATAACTTCCAAAATCTGGTTTTTCTTTATTAGGTCTTTCCCAAACTACAAGACAACCTGTTTTATCTTCTGTTTTTTTATTTACAGGAAACTCTTTTATAGGTTGTCTATTAGTTTTTGTAACTGTAGGTTTACCATTAGCATCTGTAGATATATCTAAAAATTCATAGCCGTATTCCTTTTCCTCTATTCTTCTAGATTGTGCAGAAAGAAGGTGTGTAGGAAATATAGAAACAGATCTATTATCAAAAGCTTCTTTAATATTTCTTGGATGTTGAGATATTCTTAATTGATAATCTTCTGGAGCTAACTCTCTTTTCCAATCATCAAACTGTTGTTGTAAAGCTATTGTAGCTTCTTCTACATTAGAGTTACCATATTGATCTATATGAGGTGGCATAGACCACTGTTCTGGAATAAACAAGCCTGACATACCTTCAGTACCTTTATGATCTATTAAATTAGTTTCTACAGCATAAACATCTTTAGATGTTGGATTAAGAATCATATCTTTGAGTGGATTGCATTGTGATAAATCACCCACTGATCCTGCTGCTATAAATAGTCCTGTAGTAGTCAGTCCTGATCTCATTGCAGGTCTCATATACTCATAGGTCTTATCCATCTTAGGTGCAATCCCAGCCTCCTCATGAAAGAAGTATTTAACTGGACCACCTACCCCATTTGTAGGATCTTTCTCAAATGACATGCCTTGTATAGTTCCTTTGAGACCTACTTCAGTTTTTCTATTACCTTTTCTGACCTCAATCTTTTGCTGCCACATCATTACTTTACTAGGATTCATTGGTCTGTACCATGCAGTATGTTCATTTAAGAATGC